CATCCCGTGTCGTGACGATAAGACCTGAGGAGGTCAACCATGAAAGCAAATGAAATCAGAGCAATTCTGAGTGTCAGTCCCGAAGCGGTCTTCATGAGCGCCAAGTTCAATGGGTACTTCATCATTGACGAAGTGCTTGAAGAGCAAGTGGAGGTGGGCACCTCGTGGAGGACTTCATCTACGAAGACCCGCAAAGTCACCAAGTTGAAAGGTCGCACGATCACAAGAGATCGTGGGCGTCAACAAGGATTGCAGTACAACGGTGACATCATTCCTGAGCGCCTTCCATCAATGAAGGTGAACAGTGGTCTCAACTACCGACTGCGTCCGCAGGACATCGCTGGTGTTTACACCACGATGTCGCTCAATGAGTTCCTTGAAGAGGAGCAGATTCGCATGATGGAATCGTTCACCGAAGAGCGTGACCGAGATGCGCACTACGACTCGCTCGTAGAGCAAGTCTCGGCACTGCTCGGTGTGGACATGGCAACTGCCCGACAGGGTGAGCCTCTACTTGAGGCGATCGTTGCCAAGTTCAAGGTGAGTGCATCATGAGGGACATAGTCGTAATTGGTCAAGTGATGGACGATAGAGAATTGGTGTGCCTTGTGTGCGCCGACTACTACCAAGCAGAAGCCTTACGAGAAGGTAAGGCACTGGAGTTCGCTGAAGCGTGGGACATCGGATACCCCGATGGCTACACCTGTGCGACCTGCGGTGATGCGTGGTACCCCGAGGGGTACGACCATTCAGTTGATCACAGTGCGTGATCGGGAGCATCACGGGGGCAACCTCGTGATGTCCTCACGGTGCATCGGTCAAGTGATCGGTGCATCGTGAGGGCATTTCGCCCAATCAAGTAACAGACCTGAGGAGGTCACCATGGCATATCAACTAACAGTAGATGATCTTGAATTGATCACCGAGATACTGGATCAACACGAAGCGGGCACTGTCATGCAGTACTCGGGTCGTGCGATGTACGGAGACCAGTGCTTCGGCATTGTGACCGAGGACGAGGCTTCAACATTCTTGATTCTCGGTCTTGAATTGGCTGATGCGAACGCACAAACTCTCGGGACGATCTTGCTCCGATGTGTGCGCTCGGACAGCATGGGTCGTGACTCGGTCATCGTGTACTTCCCTACGATCTCAATGCCCGAGGGATACTCGGAAGAGGACGAGGAGGACAGCGAGTAAACAGCGACTGGTAGTCGGGAGCATCACGGGAGCGATCTCGTGGTGCCCACAGTGTTCATCGGCGTGAGTCGGTGATCAGTGTGGGCATTTGCCCAATCTAGATACCTGAGGAGGTATAACCATGAATAAATCAGAAGCAATCTATGACAAGGTGCAGGCAATCCTTGATCGTGCCAATCATCCCAACACGCCACAAGCGGAAGCCGAAACGGCTCTCGCCATGGCACAGAAGTTGATGATGAAGCACGGTCTTGAAGAGTCCGCATTCGCCAAGGCTCAAGATCGCAATGAGAACATCGTGACCAACATCATTGAAGTTGGTGGCAAATGGCAACTTCGCCGTCTAGCACTCGCTGGAGCGATCGCCAAAGCCAACTCAGTCGCTTGCTATCGCTCCACATCGTGGAAAGATGGTAAGAAGGTGTTGTCGCTGGTGGTGTATGGCACCGCAGGTGACATCTTCGCTGTCAGGACGCTGTTCGCATCGGCAGACTTGCTCGCTTCTCGTGTGATCCCCAAGGGTGATCGGTCATTCCGCAGTGCGTGGTGGCTGGGATTCTCGGCGGGTGTGCGTGAAGTGTTGACCAAGTCCAAGAACGAAGTGATCGCAGAGCAAGGTGTTGGCACTGGTTTGGTACTCGCTGACAAGTTCAAGCGTGCAGACACTGAGATGCGTGCGAAAGTATCGCTCAAGTCTGCTGGCTACTCCCGATATTCATCGGGCAGTGGGTACTCGGCTGGTCGTAGTGCTGGTCTTTCGTTCTCCAGTGGTGGCATCGGTAACGGTGTCGCTGGAGCGCTCGGACGATGAGCATTCACGCCTACATTGACGAGGTACGGGGGAGCGTTGAGAAGCGCTCTCCCAAGATGCCCGAGCATCAAGCCACGGTGTACGCAATAGAGCATGTGGTGTCTCGTTACTTGCCATCGCAAGTGATCGCCACCAAGGATGCATACGCTTGGCTGGATCGTGTGTGTGAGACCGAGGGCTGGAATACGCCCGTGGTTGATCGCATACGCTCCACCAAGTGGGCAGGTGTCGCTGATGAGAAGCGAAGTATCATCGGCATCAGTGGCTCCAGTACGACAGTGCTCACACTGGCTCACGAACTTGCTCACATTGTATGTGGCGAGCGTGGGCACAATGAGTGCTGGCGTCATGCGTTCGTGAACATCGTGCGAGATCACATCTCAATACAGCATGCATCACTACTGCACACCTTGTACGAGCGTTTCCAACTTCAATCAGGTCAGTGGAGGCTGACCGATGCATCACGAGTGTGAACTCGTGGTGTCCTCACAGTGCATGGGCGTTGGCTCGTGCATTGTGAGGGCATACAATGTGCCCAACTAACAAAGCCTGAGGAGGCACCATGGATGCAAGTATTCACAAAGTAACTGGGTTACGGATTGAGAAGTCCGATAACCCATGTCTCAAGACGATTGATCTCGTGATTGAGTACGAAGATTTGGCGTTCAGCCGTCCCCAGTGGGAGCAGGACAAAGAGTCATTCGGTTACGCAAAGTTGGAGTCAACGATCACGCTGTTCGTCAGTGACACCGTTGACATGGAGACAGTGCTGTGGCAAGCAATTGCAAACATCACTTCCCAACTCGCCAATGCGTGAGTAATCAGCAATGGGCAGTCACGGCGTGAGTCGTGGCGTGCTCGTGGTACATCGGTTCCCCCAACTGATGCATCACGAGGACGCAAGTCCACCTACACATACAAAACAGAATCTGAGGAGGTTCTCACCATGGGTGCAATAACACCAAAGCAACAGGCGTTCATTAAGACGCTGTTATTGGAGCGTGCTTCAACACTTGGTCTCAACGAAGAGCAAGTGGATCAGTACATCACCGATAACACACTCAATGAACTCACTGCCAAGTCAGCATCATTCGCCATTGACGCCATTCGCAAGATTGAAGTCAAGCGTGTGGGCACAGATCACTTGCCCAAAGCAGAGCGCATCATCGTAAACAAGTACGCCAACCCGTGTGCCCTCTGTGGGCATCCAGTGCGGACAGGTACTGGTCACGCATTGCTCAATGCAGGCAAGTGGGCTACCTACCACAAGCAAGGTGACTGCTCTGCGGAGAGCGCTATCGTCCCCGACAAGTTGACCAATGAATCCTTCGGCACCATTGCTGATGGCTTCTATGCGATGACATCATCGGGCACCAATGACCTCGTGTTCTACGCCATCAAGACCAACAAGGGCTTCCATAATCCTTCCATGAAGGGTCAGCGAAGCATTTACATGGTCGTTGGTGGTCACAAGGATGCAAAGTTGTCGGGTGAGCGTGCTCTGCATGCGATCAAGCGCATTGCAGGTCTCACGGACGAGGGTCGTAAGCAAGCACAGGCGCTGTTCGGTCAAGAGATTGGACAGTGTGGTGCGTGCGGTCGGCATCTCACTGATGAGGTGACACGCAAGCGTGGCATCGGCAATGACTGCGCAAGCAGGTTGGGCTTCTAGCCCGAGGGCGTCACACCTCACGGTGTGGCGTGCTCACAGTACACGGGTATGCTCGTGTGCTGTGAGGACGCAAGTCCATAACAATTACCTGAGGAGGTATAACCATGAATACACAATTAGAAGAACTGAGTGCGTTACTCTCGGGGCTTGATCGTGTGGCGCCAGCAATTTTGCCTGACGCTTCATTACATGCTCTGAGCAGTGCACATGACAGCGAGACCCTTGTAGACCTCGCCGAGCCTCTCTATCCATTCCAGCGTGCTGGTGTCGCTTATGCGATCAAGCAGAAGCGTTGTATTTTGGGTGACGAGATGGGTCTCGGTAAGACTCCACAAGCAATCGCAGTCGCAGTGAATGCGCACAACGAAGGGCACAAAGTCCTCATCGTTGTACCTGCATCTCTTCGCACAAACTGGGAGCGCTCGCTGAAGATGTTCGCACCATGGCTCACTGTAGCCATCGTGAAGGGCAACAAGGTTGGCGCTCTACCTCAAACTGATGTCGTGATCGTTGGTGACTCAATCATCAATGCATGGGCAATGAAGTTCACGGGTAAGTTTGGTTGCCTCATCGTTGATGAAGCACATCGCTTGAAGAGCGCTAAGAGTGGACGCACCAAGGGCGTGGCATACATCGCAAAGTCAATTCCGACTGAAGGGTATGTGCTGTTGCTCTCGGGCACGATCATCGTGAACAGACCCAACGAACTGGTGTCACCTCTGTCATTGATTGGCAGACTTGACCGAGTGTTCGGTGGCAAGTCAGCGTTCCTCTTTCGTTACTGCGAACCCATCCACAATGGTTGGGGTTATGTGTACAACGGAGCGACTAACACAACTGAATTGAATGACAAATTGCGTGGCACCTGCTATGTGAGGCGTAACAAAACAGATGTGTTGACGGAACTCCCAGCCAAGCGCCGTGCGCAGGTTGCTGTAGAGATCAGCGAGACTGACCTCAAGGCATACCGACATGCTGAGAATGACTTCCGTGACTTTGTCATCGCCAATGGCGGTGTTGAAGCATGGCAGAAGGCATCCAAAGCAGAGGTCATCACACGGCTCAATGCACTACGTCACCAACTCGGTATCGCAAAGATCCCCTATGTGGTTGAGCATGTAGAAGAACTTGTCGCTCAAGGCGAGAAGGTCATCGTGTTCGGTCATCACAGGGATGTCATCAGTGGTCTCTCCGATGCATTACAACAGCACGGAGTGGTCAAGGTAGTCGGTGGCATGAGTGATGCTGAGAAGCAGAAGTCAGTAGATGACTTCATGACAGGTGACGCCAAGGTGTTCATCGGCAACTACGACAGCGCTGGTGTGGGTCTCACTCTTACGAGTGCGTCCCATGTCGTGATGGCTGAGGTGCCGTGGACACCATCGTCCGCCACACAGGCGGAAGATAGAGCACACCGCATTGGACAGGTCAACTCTGTCGTGGCGTGGTGGCTCTTGGCTGTAGACAGCAACAGCGATGCGACACCTACGATTGATGATCGTATGTGGGCATTGTTGAATGCAAAGCACGAAGCGGTATCCGCAGTACTAACGGGATACGGTGAGGACATGGGTGCCGAGGGTGGAAGCATCACCCAGTCACTCATTGATGGGATTGTCGGTAACGGCGGTTGATCATTGGCGCTCGGCGCCATCATGGTCGGCGCCAGTAGCGACTATCGGGGTGCCTCTGTCCTCATGGAGGTACACCATCAGTGCATCACGGGCGCAAGTCCGTGGTGTTCTGACAGTACATTGTCACACCGATAATGTATTGTCAGAACATCATCCGATGTTCAATTAAGTAATGCCTGAGGAGGCGCCATGAAAGTAAGTGCAATAATCAATGTGTTGAATGCTGTGTACCAGCCCGATGATGAATTGCTCATCAGGTGGCTTGATCGCAATGACTTCACTGTTCCTGACGAAGAGACTGGGTATCAAGAAGCCCCATCGGCAGACCACTGGAGCGAAGCAATCAATCAGATGTCTTGGCTTCAACTGTTGGATGAATACGCCAACGAGACGCTCTATGACATCCTTGAATGCTTGAAGGAACACAGTGAGCCAGTAAGCGAAGTCGTGCCCGATGTTCTCAGCACCATTGAGAAGATCAACGCATACAACATCAAGTGGATGTCTGACATCGTGTCAGAGATCAAAAGCCCAAAGGAGGGCAAGTAATGAAAGCATTAGCAACAACCAAACTGGTTGAGGTCACACTCGTCCTAGCAATAGAAACATACAGCGATAACAATGACATGGTGTGTGCAATGGATTACATCACAACAGCAAGCGAAGCATCCATCATTGGATGGGATGAAAGAACATTAGAAGCAACCTACAAAGGAGAACAGCAATGAAGGTAAGCAAAGCAATTGAACTGTTGAGTGAGATCAATCCTGACGAAGAGATCGCTATCTCTTGGTGGGAATCAGACTTATTCTCTACAGGTACACCTGAAGAACCATTGTCGGCAGACTCAGACGAATGGCTCAAAGCCATTCAAGAGTTTGACGCCGAAGGCGGGTATGACTCAGTGAACGAAGAGGTTTGGAATAACCTGTACCAATCAATTAATGAAGAAGAAGGAGGCTTCTAATGGCAACTGAAGTTGTCGTGAAGTGGTCGTGGGAAGATGCAAAAGCAATGTACCCACACTGGACAAAAGAAGAAGCCATTGAAGCAATGGAAGAAGTTGAAGGGTATGTACACGAGAGAATCGTGGAACTCGGCAACGAAGTGCTAGAGCAAGTGTTGTACGAAATGATTGAAATTGACAAAGAAACGGAGGAATAGCAATGAGCAACATCGGAGCACCTATGGGTGCATGGGCAGTCATCAAGTGGTTTGACTCAGGCGTGGAGGACGAACGGTACTTCTCGTTCGGCTCATACGACAACGAGATCAGTGAGGACTTTGATTCTCTCGGACAGCGAGATGATCGGATCTTCTTCTACTGCGAGGATGGCGAGGAGCAACTGAAGGGACTCATGGGCAACAACGGTGAAGACTTTATCGTTGTCTCATACCAACTGGAGGACGCATCCTGATCGGGTGCATCATGGCTCACGCCATGGTGCGCTCACAGCCCACAGACATTGTTTGTGGGTTGTGAGGGCACTCAATGCCCGATACATTAATTAATCCCTAAGACCTGAGGAGGTCAGTTATGAGCAAGTGGATAGTAAGAGTCAATGAAACCATTGACTATGGATACGAGGTGGAAGCGAGATCCGAGGCAGAAGCCTTTGACAAGTTCTATCACCTTGATGAGGACGAACTAGAAGTTGCGCTCAAATGGAAAGAGAGCGTGGGCTTTGAGGCACCATGGACAGCCGAGGAGGCAAAGTAATGGGAAGCATGAATGCAATAGGAATGAATGATGCTGTCGTGGACGGTCTCATTGAACTACGACAGGCGCTCTCGTGGCACCTAACATCCAATCACTACCCACCCGTACCATTGAGCATGCTTGATGTGTGCGTACTGGCGATTGAGAATGTGAGTGCAGGAAATACCGATGTCAACATCACACTCCCTGAAGGTGTGTTGTGGCGTGGGCAACCACTGGCTCCAGCGTGGGCAATCGTGGACTCGCATCATCTTGAGTCATTCATTGACGATGGGGAGGACTACTGATGGACACACTGAGTCTCAACATCGGTGATCAGGTTGAACTCCTTGTGCAGATATACCCACAAGAGCAGTGGGTGTACATCGGAGATGTCATGGACATCACTGACACATCAGTGGTGATCTTCACCGAGGACAGCCCGCACCATGGCGAAGGTGAGTTCCGTGAAATTGAAGTGCCTTTCGCCAAGATCATTAAAGCAGAGGTGTTCGTATGAAGAGCGTCATGGAACACTTCAAAACCGAGGGATCGGTGCCGACAGTGGTGATCATGTGTAATCATGACTTCAGACCAGCACCTGACCTACCTTCAGATGAGTGGAGGTGTGTCAAGTGCACTGAGAATGGCTGGGACTCTCGGCAAACACAGTTCGCTCCATGCAATGGCAACTGCCGATGCGGAGGTGAGCAATGATCCGATTCGTTCAAATAGGGAGCGGGTACTACACCGTTCGTAAGGACTTGGTGGAGTCGGGTCTCTTGATCCCCTCCGTCAATACCAACGAGTACTACGGGGTTGAAGAAGTAGCCAAACTCAAGCACATCGGCAATGTCAACGAGCAGTTTGAAGATGACTTCTCGGGTGGTTACATTAAGTTTCGTGCACCCGAGGGACACTTTGTGTTTCTCTACAGCATTGACTTAGATTGGATTAAAGAGTCGTTAAACGAGTCCTGAGAGGCTTGTACGAGCCAGTAATAGGGTGCCATCAGCCTCGGCTGGTGTCATCCCGTGGATGCTCTGCTCACTGATCGGGGTAGAGCATCCACGGGGTGAAGACACTGTGTCACACCCCTGAGTTAAAGAATCTGAGGAGGTTCAAATGAATAAGACAGCAATAACAATGTCAGTAGAGCAATGGGAAGAGAAGTACAAGCCCGTCATGAATCATCTTGACAAAGATGCATCGTGGGGGACATCAGATGAAAGTGGATATGAAGGTGGAGTCATGTACGAGACCTACGGAGCCGAGTACGACTACGTCATGAAGGTTGCCAGCGTCCAGCCACACAAGGTGTGGACATGGGTAGATGGTAATGATGGCTCATACATCGTTGATGGTTGGCACATGGTCAACCGCATCGGTTACTTCATTACAGCAATTCCATGTGAGTTTGATGAAGACATCACAATCAAAGTAGACACCTATGGAGAAGGAGCAGAATAATGAGCGAAGACACAGAGAATAAGTGCTGTGAATGCGAGGAGATCGTGGACGCCGAAGGTGACTTCGGATGGAGCACCGTCAAAGAGGATTACCTCTGCTGGGGTTGCTACGAGTCAGATCAGAATCATTCTTCAACTGTGCAACTTGTGGATGACGGCGTAGTACGCAAGTACTACATCGGAGATCATATTCGCATGGATGAATACGGCGATGACATGTACCGATCTAAAATCACAATCAATCGTGAGTACATCCACAGTGATGCGTGGCGTGGGCACTATGAGACCACCATTGAAGGTTGGACAGACGTCATGAACGGCTGGACAACTGGGTCTTGGGGTGATCCCATCGCTGATCGTAAAGCAACATTCAACCAGTGGGCTGAATCAGTCCTTGTTGGTGATGTCATACCACCAGTGGCTGTAGCCATCGTGGCTGATCCCACGAGCAATGTGTTCAGCATGGGCATCTCGGTGCTCACACCTGAGCCAAAAGCATTCAAAGAATGGCTGGACACCGAGTTTGACGAACTCTACGAGGCTCTGTCATGAGTCGGCGTAGACCGTTAGGTGGGTGGACACCGTGGGATGAGATAGATCAAGAACTCGCATTCTTTTGTGAAACTGGATGCGGTCGCTTATGGAATGAAACCGTAACCATGTACCCCGATGACACCGAAGGTGAAGCCACATGTACTTGTGGAGCCTTGGTGGCATCGGGTACCGACTACGCCGACTACCTGTGGCAACAAGAAGAAGCCAAAGAAGCACTCAGACACCGAGAGATGGAGAACACGATATGAGAAACAACTATGAAGCCCTTAATCAAAGAGTCACACGAGGATTCATTACTCTGCTCGTAGTAGCAGGGGCATGCTTCGCCGTGTGGGCTTACCGTGACTACGACAAAAGGATGAACACCTACTCGTGTGACACGGAGCCAGTAATCGTCTATCAGGGTGACACCCTGTGGCAGATTGCCGTCCAGCATTGCTGGGGCAATATCTCCACAGCCGTGGATGACCTCGTAGATGAGTACGGGACGCTCTTACAAATTGGGCAGGTCATCAACCTCAAAAGTAAACCATAAATAAATTAAATAAAAGTTGTGAATAGCAATACACGAAGGTAGATTTATCCTCGTGGTACGAATATCCAAACAAATCAAACTAACAAGGAGCATGAAATGAGCAAAGAAACATACGAATACCTCAACTCGGGGAACATCCTCGTGGGGTTCACAGAGAAGCGTGGCGAGGCATGGTGGTCAAAGAAGGAACTCCAGCATGGCGAGCCGAACCATTACACGGGAGCGATTCCTGTGTCCGATGTACGGCGCCGTCTCTTCCATTGGAAGGCAATTGAAGCACCAGTGTTCGTGCAAGTCCCTGACTTGAAGAGTGACACTGAAGGTGCCATGAAGTTCATCCCACAAGATGATCGCAAGGCAATCGTGCGCAACGACACCTACGAGACTCTCGGTCTCTTCAAGGACACCTACGCCATCCACCAATACGATGAATGGTTGCTGGACACCGTGTCCAACGTCATTGATGACAGCAACTTGCAGATCGGTTCTGCGGGCTTGCTCCGCAATGGTGGAGTCGCTTGGGTCAGCATTGAGATGCCTGAGAGCATCAGCACTTCGGCTGGCTTTGACTTCCGTCCACACTTGTTGGCAACAACGAGCCACAACGGCACTCTTGCCACCACCTTCAAACGGTGCATCACTGCGGTAGTTTGTGATAACACGCTTGCTGGAGCGCTCTCCGAGGACGGTAGCCAGTTCAAGACACGCCACAGCAAGAACAGCAACGGTCGTGTGCAGAGCATCCGTGACGCCCTCGGCATCATTCACACCATGGCAGAGGACTTCAGCGCCGAGATTGAGCGTCTGTCCAGCATGGTTGTTACTGCATCAGAGTGGGACGCCATTGTAGAGCGCCTCATGCCAACTGTTGTGGGCACCGATGCACGACCACAGTCGGTCAGCCGTGCTCAGAACAAGCAAGAAGCCGTACGACACCTGTACAAATACGATCCACGGGTGGCACCATGGATCGGAACGGGTCTCGGTGTGTTGCAGGCATTCAACACCTACCAGCAACACTATGTAGGCAAGATGGAGAGCCGTGTTGAGCGCAATGCACTCAATGCACTCAATGGCAAGGGCGATGAGTTTGATCGCCAAGTCATCCGTACGCTCCACGATGTGGTGATGGCATAATGTCCGAGGTAGCAGTGGGGGAGCAATCCCCCACTAACACCTTGCCTGACTCTTGGTGGCGTTCAGACACTCTTGGGTTGAAGTTCCCTGAAGTAGGTGACTGGAGAGAGTTCGCTCTCTGTCGTAAAGAAGGCACCGACAAATGGTTTGCTGGGCTTTACGAACGCAGGACTAAGACTGTCATAGAAGCACAGAAGCAAGCCAAAGAGATATGCAAAGGCTGTCCTGTGCAGATCCAGTGCCTTCGTTTTGCCATCAAGAACGACATCCAGTATGGAATATGGGGTGGCAAGAGCATGACATCCATGACCACTGAGCAACGAACGAAACTAAAGGATACTTTCAATAAATGAGTTGAGGCGGTGTGTGCCGAGTTCAATGTCTCGTGCCCACACCGCTTCTCTTAAGGCTTCACCTTCATACGCTCGCCTAGCAGGGTCACGAAGATCCGCTAGATGCTTGAGCCACTGCTGAGGTTTACTCGCAGTCCTACCAATCCCCCACTTTTTACGCAACCCCTCGTACGCCGACAACGAGGAAGCAATCCATGGAATGCCCGAGGCAGAGTACTCAAGAAGTTTGATGTCGCTCTTAGCGTGGTTAAATGGCGTGTCCCGCAATGGTGCAACACCGACATCCATGTTGAGCAGTAATGGGTACTGAACAGCATCAACGGCTGGCAGGACACTCACCTGATCATCATGTAACCCCAACTTGCTGGCAACAGTATTTGCGTGAGCGTAGTGACCGCTATGTTGAAACTTGATGTCACCTGAAACAATGAGCGGGTTCACAACACCTTTTAGGATCTCTAGGTCTCCTGAGCGATGGCTCGTGGCACCAACCCACCCGACTACAGGTACAGAACTATCCGTGTGAATATGTGGAGTAAAGCGATTGACTTCCACCGTATTCTCCAATATAACTATTGGACAACGAACCCATGACTTGATGCGATCAGCAAGGTAGGGAGTAGACACGGTCACGGCTGTACTAGAAGCAAGCACGGCTTTATAATGATTACGATTCTCTTTGGGGTTGGACTTTGGGTGAGAAGAGATAAATGCGTCATTGGATGGGTCAAGACCCCAGTACCAATCGTCTAGATCATTCACAATGACCTGCCCATATTGACGTGCCTTAAGAATGTGCTCGGGAAGATTCTCATGCATTAAGCGTTGCATAAAGACCCAATCAACATCTACCAAGTTGTCGTGTTCGTCTCTGATAAAGAAGTGATCGGTCTTCCATGTGAGTACACCGACAACTACTTCGTAGTCAATGCGCCCGATGTACTGACCATACCGTGCCCAGCCCGAACCTCCCCAATGGTGTTCACCATCTGCGGACTTCTGAGCGGACAGGAAGTCACCACTGGCAACCCCGATCCTCATTGGACTTCCGTAAACTCAACTGAGCGGTTCGCCTGCTTCTTGCAGACATGAACAGGGGGTACTGAAGGGTTTACAAAGAGGGTGAGTTCATCACCGCAGGTGTCACACTTATAGTTTCGTTTGATCTTCTTGTCCGTACTCATTGTGTGACCTTCCATGGACGCCATTCCTTTAGAAATACTATGACTTCTCGTTTATCCCAAATAGGTGAGGAGGCAAGGTTAGCAATGGGCTGTGGGAACTTCTTGTTCTTGCGTAGGGCGTGAATACGCTGTTTGCTAACACCGAGAACAACAGCGAGTTCGCTGGTGCCCAAGAGGTGCTCAGGTTGTAGGTTTGTTGTCATGGGTACATCCTACAGGTTTGTGTACGATGTGTCTACTACCCTTTAAAGGCTCCAGTGACCGAGTCCACCATTGTCATAAAGGTACTTGGCAACCGACAGGTTGCAATCAACATCAAAGAGTCCTTTAATGTCGGTACCGCAGATTTTGCGAGTGATCGTCTTCCAACTGGAGTTGATCTGTACGAGTCCGAGGTCTTGTGAGCCGTTGCTGTTCTTATAACGATTCCATGCTTCGGGATTACAACGACTTTCCCTAAAGGCGATGTATGAGAAAGCCTGCACGGGTAGTCCGTATTCACGAAACTTGGCTTCCCACTTGGGGCACCGTTGTGTGTGATCGGTTGATATTCCTGCTGGAACTACCTCAGGCAATGTAGAGGTGGTACTCGTAGTGCTCGGTGGCAGTATGAGGAATGGTGTTACGTCAATAAAGGTAATCTTTGCTACTTCGGGCGTTGGTTCTTTTGGTGCTAACCCCAACAGCATTGTGATGATGGAGGTAAAGGTAAGTCCAATAATAACTAGCGTGCGATCTAACAATAGTCTCTCCTTGATAGGCGGATAAAGCAAAACGCCCACAGTATTCTGTGAAGAACTCTATGGGCGTTACCCTTCTAGTTTACCTGCGTTAAGAGGGAATCAACCTAAACTTAAGCATCTCCAAGTCAATCGGGGTTGTCCCCATTTTAGGGATCTCCTCAATATTTATTTTATTAATCTCTTTTGACTCAGCATCCACACATTCTGTACACCTGCAACTCTGTCTGTACCGCATCCATGTTCCATGCGGACGCAAGACGCTTGCCTTCGGGTGTTCAACTACTAATGCGGTGCGCTCTTGTGGTGTGAGTCCTCCCCACATGCCCCACTTCTCTTCAAGACCATCGTCTAAGCATTCTTTCCAGACGGGGCACTGTCTACACACAACACGAGATACAAGATAATAGTTCTCGGGGACATCTGTGTCTAGTGGTGGGTACCATAAGTCAATGTGACGATCTTTGCAGAGCGCTTGCTCTCTCCAATCATCTTCAAACTGAGGCAATTAGAAATCGGCTGACGGTGAGGCGTCATTGATGCGGTTATCTCGCATCGGACGGATAGCGGACTCAACTGCTTTATAAATAGTTGTACTCATCTGTTCTATTTGATGCAACAACTTACTAACTTCACCTTTAAGTTTCTCGTTGACTACAACAAGTTGAAGCACTTGATCCCAATTGTCTAGGAGCACCTCAGCCATGGACAATTCTGCCTTGTCTGCAAACTCAGCAATGGTGGGTGCTCTATCTTGCACCAGCATCTGCGGAATAGCACTCAAAGCGTTGCTAAGGCGCTGGCGCTCTCGCTCCAGTTCTATGTCCATCATGCCCATACGGCGGGCGTGACGTGAGTCTTCTGCTTTCTTCTCTTCAAGCCATTCGGTGTAAGCGTTATAGTTGTGTTGCATCAGGCAAGCCCTCCTCACGAACGACACAGTCCCAACCACAAGCGCTGTAGCCAATGCTGTCTGTCCAATGGTCTCGCTTCTCAGGACTCCATGAAAGACGTGATGTCTTTAGGAGCATCATCATGATGGCAACGTCATGTGGTTTTAGACTGAACTCTTGACGGCGGTCAATGACACGGCGCAAGTAAGTTGTCCAGAAGTCTGCTGTTGTAGAGAAGTCATCAATGGGGTCACCGTAACTGTCATTACGTTCACCATTAATAAGCATGTCTGCTTCAGTGAGCACGTCAGTGCGGTTGTTGAATACGGGTGGCTTCATCATAGGTATACCTCTGTGTCTGTGTTGTAGATGTCTAAAAGGATAACGAAGTTGCGCATGTTAGAAACACGAAGTGCATCTAGGT